TCGAAAGACAGCGCCTTGAACAAATGATTAAAGACCTAAAAGACAATGGAGAAATCGAACAAGCAAAAGACTATAGTGGAGGATTCGCTGAAAAATTCTCTAAGTAACTGGCAAGATATTGTTTACAGATACGAGGAAGCGCGTATAGCCAGAGACTATAAGTTCTGGGAGGAGTCCTGGAACGACGAATTTGAGGACTGAAATTGCCACAGAATTAAAACACATGATCGAAGAAAAAAAGACGTGCCCAAGGTGCAAGACAAAAAAACCTGATAGCGAGTATTACATCAGAAAAGACAGAAAGGGTAGGGCTGGATTAAGTGGGTTCTGTAAAAAATGTATGTGCGAGGACAGGACTGATAGGGCTAGAGAGTTCAAAAGAAAGTGTGTGGAGTATAAGGGAGGTAAGTGCGAGAGGTGTGGGTACGACAGGTGTGACTGGTCTATTGACTTCCACCACAGAGACCCTAATGAAAAGGATTTTGGTTTGGGCAAACAACGAAGAACAAGGTTTGATGATAAGATTAAGAAGGAGCTTGATAAGTGCATGATCCTTTGTTCAAACTGTCACAGAGAGAAACACGCAGGCTTGTTCTAATATATCCGCGAGTATCCCCTCAAGCTTATACCTTGTAGAAAGGGTAACTGGTCACATGTGGGTTCAAGTCCCGCCTCGCGGACTTTAATTATATTTGCATTATGGCCAATGTCAAAAAACGCAACTATAAGAAAGAGTATGAAAAGTACGGGAAGGGAGGTAAGGCTAAGCAGTACAGGGCCTGTCTTAACCGTATTGCTCGCAGGCTCGGTGTTTACGGGAATGGTGATGGCCTTGACAATGCTCATGTTGGCACCTCTGATAGGACTACACCCCAGCCAGAGTCAGTAAACAGGGCCAATAATAGGCCGAAAAAAAGAAGAAGTCGATGATATTAACGAAGTCAAATAACAACGACGAACCTCGCCCCATAAGAGTCAAAAAGGATCCCTCACAAACTGAAAGGGAGATTCTTGATTATTTAACTGCAACTGGGGGATATCAGAGGAGAAGAAAAATTAGATTCCCACAAACTGAATTCGTAGAGGATTATGGGATTGGATTGATGGCCCCATTTATTGATAAGACGTATGGAGGATTTGACTATACACCTCTAGAAAAAAGATCCTCTAAAGACATTCTTAATTATCTAGCCAATTATTACGAAAATCCTGGTCCGTTTGGCTATAACGTTGGTAGAAAGTCGTTTATACCTAAATCAAGAGAAAATGACCCTCTAACTGTGTACGAAGAAACAATCCATGGTGCTCAGGCTCCAAGCGGATTTTTTAATATTGACAAAACCCTTGGCAAGGGGGTTGGCAAGGCAAAAAGGGAATTTTTTAGACAAGCTGAAGAGGCGTTTAGGGGAACGGGTGCTGAAGAGATGTTCCAGGAGTTAGTTAATTACAATGGAGGATTTGGTCTTCCAAATATGGAGGCAGAAGCCAAGCCAATGGCTCTTAAGGCCGCAATGAGAAATCTTGGTGTTATCGATGACTATGTTGTAAAAGATTCAGATATTGAGAAGATTAGAGAGTGGTTTGTTCAAAATGAAGAACAACAGAATGACCCCTTCTCCTGGCTATTCAGTCAGGACGTTATAAAAAAGGATGAATACAGAAAGGCATTGCTTGATTATTTGAACAGCTTCTAATATATTAGCGTCATGAAAAAATTTATTTTACCCATCATTTCAGTTTTTGTTGCGGCTTTTATGCTTACTAGCTGCTCACCACACACCTCTGTGTCTAAGCATAAGAGGTATCACAACCACAAAATGCACCAGAATAATGGACCAGACTTCCCTGGCGTAGCCCATATGGGCCCAGTGAAGTGTGCTGAGTGGTAATTTATTCGCTCTGCGCCTGTAGCTCAACAGGATAGAGCAGCGCACTTCTAATGCGCAGGTTTCAGGTTCGAGTCCTGGCAGGCGTACAATACGATTAAGATGTCAAAAGTACAGGTATCAACATACAAGTCAAAAAGAGTTAGGCGCAAAGGAGTTCATTCTAAAAAGAAAACTTCTATTAGCAAGTCGTCTAAAAACTACAGAAAGCGTTATGCTGGTCAAGGTAGATGACTACGATGAGCCTGCTATCTCAATTTGCCCCAAGGGTACGAAAGGTGAGGTTCTTGAGCTCGGTGGGATACTCATTTTACTTCCCGCTCAGCCTCCCAAAAAGGAGATTGAAGGATATGGACTCCCAAACAACATGCAGCTGTGGTCGAGGAAACCTATGCCAGAGGAGCTGTCTAGGGTTCGTTCTATGGATGAGTGGGGTGAGATGCCAAGGGAGTTCAGACAAAAGTTTTCTCCATATATCGAGGAGGAATTTCGCCGTAGGCGTGAGGGCTTTTGGTTTTATAATGACGGTGTCCCTACATATATTACGGGCAGGCATTACATGATGCTTCAGTGGACGAGAATGGATATAGGATATCCTTCTTATCTTGCATTTCAACGCGAAATTTTTATACATATGGCCGCGTGTGAGGCTGATCCCCGTTGTATCGGGCAGCTTTATACTAAGTGTCGCCGTTCTGGATACACTAACATATGTTCTTCTATCATTGTTGATGAGGCCACGCAGATTAAGGATAAGCTGCTTGGAATACAGTCAAAAACTGGTAAAGACGCGCAGGAAAATATATTTATGAAGAAGGTGGTGTACATGTTTCGACATTACCCCTTCTTCTTTAAACCCATTCAAGATGGTACCACTAACCCACGCATGGAGCTGGCTTTTCGCGAGCCGAGTAAGAGAATCACGAAGAAAAATAAGACTTCGCAGACGGGCGAGGCTCTTAATACGGTAATTAACTGGAAAAACACAACAAACAATGCATATGATGGCGAAAAGCTACATTTGCTTTATTTAGATGAGGCAGGAAAATGGGAAAAACCTACAGACATAAGGGACGCTTGGAGGATTCAACGGACCTGTTTGATCGTCGGTCGAAAAGTAGTCGGAAAGGCCATGGTGGGAAGCACCGTAAATCCAATGGACAAGGGCGGAAAAGAATACAAGGATTTATGGGGGGATTCGAACCCATCAGAGAGGAACGCGAATGGGAGGACTAGAAGCGGACTATATCGACTATTTATACCAGCATACGAGGCTCTAGAAGGATTTTTTGATAGGCACGGAAGAGCAATTGTAAATGATCCAGAATCCCCATTGGAGGGTATTGATGGTGAGAATATTCTTATCGGGGCAAAGTCATACCTTAAAAACGAAAGACAGGGTCTTATTGACGACCCGTCAGAACTTAATGAGGTTATAAGGCAGTTTCCATTTACCACCGACGAAGCTTTTAGAGATAGCGTTCAAAGCACCCTATTTAACATTACAAAAATCTATGAGCAAATTCAGTACAACGACGAGCTTTATCCAAATCCAGTTGTTGTAGGTAATTTTCACTGGAAAAACGGTGATCAAGATACTGATGTTGTATTTAAGCCAGATCCTAATGGTAGATTCCATGTTGCTTGGATGCCTCCAGAAGAACTTAGAAATCAGAAAAAATTCGATAGAAATAAAAGAGTTGCACCAAATTCATATTTAGGGGTTGGTGGTGTTGACTCTTATGATCTTGACGCAACAGTAGATGGGAGGGGATCTAAAGGCGCAATGCATTTATACAATAAGTTTAATATGCAGCATCCGTCAAATATGTTCGTTTTGGAATATGCTTCTCGGCCCCCATTGGCCAAGATATTCTATGAAGACGTACTTATGGCATCTGTATTTTATGGGTATCCAATACTAATTGAAAATAACAAATACGGTATCGCTAGATATTTTGAGTCTAGAGGATATGATGGTTATTTATTAGGTAGGCCAGCTCACTTATCTAGTAACCCACAAGCTCAAAAGGTAAAAACAAAGGGAATTCCATCAAACTCTCAAGATGTTATTCATGCGCACGCCCATTCTATTGAGGCGTACATACACGATCACGTTGGAATAAATCATGATTCTGGTGAATACGGTAAAATGTATTTCAATAGAACCCTTGAGGACTGGATCGGATTTAAAATTGACAACAGAACAAAATACGACCTTAGTATTAGCTCTGGACTCTGTTTATTGGCTGCTCAAAAGGAAAAAATAATGCCGCAGTCAGACTTCTCTGAGAAGAGGTTTTTTAGGAGATATAGGGTAATCGGCTGATTACTTATATTTGCAAAAGACAAATGGAATTCCTAAAT